TAAAAACAAACAAAATGACACAGTTGGTAGAATACAAAGGACTGAATTACAAGAGTGGGTTAACTCCTAATGAGCGTGCTTATCTCGAAGCCAAAGAGCAGGCGCGAATTTGCGATATAACTATGCAAATGTTTAAGTCATTGATAGCACGAACCATTGTTATCAGTGGAATCAAACAACTGCCATCGGTTGAGGAAGTACAAATGCTGTTTACTAACGCGATACATTACCATCCTTATATGACTATTGGAGAATACGCACTGGCCTTTGAGATGAATGCGGCAGGGGTGGAATTTACACGCGTTGAGAATTTCGGAATGATTACCATTGCGTTTCAAAGTGATGTGCTAAAAAACTACACGAATGTCAGGAACAAAATGAACATCGATCTCGAAAAGAAAAAAACGAAGATGGAAACACCTGTGCAACAATATCACGAGCCAATCGATTGGAAGGAAATGTTTCAAACTGATATTGCACGTTGGAAGAATAATGAGCGCAATGCAGTGATGATTCTCGCTCCAAATTTCATTGCGAAGTTTTACGAACTTGAATTGATTAACGATGACTGTTGGACTGACGATCAATGGAAACAATGGAAGTTCGCTGCACGCTTCCAAGTAATCGAAGAAAAGAAGCTAACTAAAACACGCATTGAGCGAATGAATAAAGAGGAAAAACATTCGTTTAATCTATCCGTGCAAAATGAACTAATGCGCAGGTTATATGCGGATATTATGGACAGTACAATAATGCAGGAACGAATATTAAAAAAATTGTAAAATAAAAAAAATTTAATATATTCGCAAAAACAAAACGATTATGAACTACGAACAATTTTTAGAAAGTAAAAAACATTTACTCGGTAATTTTGGATTTAATCCAAATTATTATCCTGATATTGCTTTTGATTTTCAAAAGTCAATTATTGAAAAAGCAGTAAAAAAAGGAAGGATGGCAATCTTTGCTGATACTGGATTGGGTAAAACATTAATTCAATTATCAATAGCTCAAAACATTATTAAAGAAACGAATAAGAGGGTATTGATTTTAACTCCTTTAGCTGTTGGATTTCAATTTATTCAAGAAGCTGAAAAATTAAATATACCAGATGTTTATCAAACTTTAAAAGGAGAATTGAATGGTAAAATTATTATTTGTAATTATGAGCGTTTACATTATTTAGATTCAAATGATTTTATAGGTTGTATTTTAGATGAAAGTTCAATACTTAAAAATTTTGATGGAAAAATAAAAAATCAAATTACAGCATTCATTAAGAAAATGCCATATAGATTTTTATCAACTGCCACTCCTTCACCAAATGATTTTATCGAATTAGGTACATCTTCTGAAGCATTAGGTTATATGGGTTATATGGATATGCTGACAAAATTTTTTAAAAATAATCAAAATTCTGTTGATTCTAATAATAGAAATATCGGAGAAAAATTTTATTTGAAACCGCACGCTGAAAAAGATTTTTTTGCTTGGGTAAATCAATGGTCTATAATGGTTAAAATGCCATCAGATTTAGGATTTTCTAATGATCGATATGTTTTACCCGAATTAATCGTTAATAATCACATTATTAAAAATCAAAGTTTAATAGATATTAATGGTCAGATTCAAATGTTTACACCTATTGCAAAATCAATGACTGAAGTTAGACATGAACAAAAACAAACTGAATTAAAAAGATGTGAAAAAGCTATTGAATTAGCTAATGGTAAAACTTCTGTTTATTGGTGTAATACTAATCAAGAAAGTCAATATCTAAAAGAAATGGATAGTAGCGCTCATGAAATTATAGGATCACAATCTTTAGAAAAAAAAGAAGAAATACTTTTAGCTTTTGCAAATGGAGAAATAAAAAGATTAATTACTAAAGCTAAAATGACTGGAATGGGTTTGAATTGGCAGCATTGTAATCATTCTGTATTTTTCCCTACATGGTCATATGAACAATATTATCAAGCTATACGTAGATTTTGGCGATTTGGTCAAAAGACTGAGGTAACCATTGATATGGTAATTTCAGATGGTCAAACAAGAGTAGTAGAAGCATTACAACAAAAAACTCAAAAAGCAATTGAATTATATGAAAATTTGACAAAGGCAGTTAACTCATCCTTTGTAAATAATGTAAAAGAGTTCAACAAAGAAATAATTAAACCTAAATTTTAAAAACAAAAACAAAATGGAAAACAAAGTAAAAGATCAGTTAGTAACTGAAAATTATGCAATCTATAATTCTGATTGTATGTTAGTATTACCAACACTGGAAAATGAAAGTATTGATTTATCAGTATATTCACCCCCATTTGCAGGACTTTATAATTATTCAAGTAGTCCGAATGATTTTAGCAACTGTGAAAGCAAAGAACAATTTTTGGAACAATATGAATTTTTAGTATCTGAGATTGCAAGAGTAACAAAGGCAGGTAGAATTACCGCAGTTCATTGTACTGATGTATTTGATAATACGTGTAGATTGTGGGATTTTCCAAATGAAATAATTCGAATACATGATAAATACGGATTTGAATATAGAAATAGAATTACAATTTGGAAAGAACCATTAAAGGTTAGAATGCGTACAATGGTGCAATCATTAATGCATAAATTTATAGTTGAGGATTCAACAAAATGTTTTACAGCTATGCCTGATTACGTTTTAATTTTTACTAAAAAAGGAGAAAATAAAATTCCAGTAACTCATCCAAATGGATTAAAAAAGTATTTCGGAGCTACTCCAATTTTGCCTAATATTTTAACAGCTTGGAATAATGCAAATAATTCAGATTTCAACGAAGCTCAACTTTGGGATTATCTAAATAAAAAATATATCAATCATGAAGATCCAAAATCTAATAAGTTAAGTCATTACATATGGCAGCGTTACGCATCCAGTGTATGGGATGATATTAGAATTGATAATGTTTTGCCTTTTAGAGATTCAAAAGAAGAAGATGATGAAAAACACGTACATCCATTGCAATTGGATGTTATAGATAGAATAGTTGAGTTATATTCTAATCCTAATGAAGTTGTTTTAACGCCATTTATGGGAGTAGGTAGTGAAGTTTATTCACCTGTTAGTTTAGGTCGTAAAGCTATTGGAATTGAATTAAAAGATTCATATTTTAAACAAGCTAAAATAAATTTAAGTTTAGCAGAAAAAAGATTTATAAATGATTCAAAAAAACAACAAGTATCATTATTCTAAATGAAAACTTACAATGTCCGTTTTGAATTGTACGGAAAAAAGTATCACATTAAAAAACAATGTGATAATCCAAACCTACTGAAGCAATTGATACGAATGGATATAATCTTTAATCAGATCAATGAAATACCATCAGAAACAAATTGACGCTCTCAACCTACTCGCCATCGATAACGATTGTAGGCAATTGTTGTATGGTGGCGGTGTAGGTGGTGGGAAATCTTTTTTAGGTTGCGATTGGCAAATAAAAAGAAGATTGAAATACGCAGGTACACGCGGTTTAATTGGAAGGTCTGAACTCAAAAAACTGCGATTATCAACGATGGCTACCTTCTTTGAGTTATGCGCAGCGCACGGATTACAACCCGATAAACATTGGACATACAACGGACAAGACCACGTGATTAAGTTCTTCAATGGAAGTCAAATTATCTTGATGGATTTAGCCGACCTTCCTTCCGATCCCGAGTTCCAAAGATTTGGTTCAATTGAGTTAACAGATGCATTTGTCGATGAAGCTGGAGAAGTATCTCAAAAATGCATCGACATCCTTTCCTCGCGCTTGCGTTATAAGTTAATCAATGACAAGCCAAAGTTATTGATGACGTGCAATCCGCACAAAGGTTGGTTGTATACCGAGTTCTTTGATGCGAAAAGAAACGGAACGATTCGTAGCGACCGCGATTTTATACAGGCATTACCAACGGATAACCCACACGTTTCACCGGTATATCTTGAATCATTACAAATGCTTCCCGAAGTTGACCGCAAACGATTGTTGGAAGGAGATTGGGATTACGATGAAACAAAAGATAGGTTGTATAATTACGATGACTTACTGCGATGCTTCCGCGCTCCACAAATCAACGCTAACAATGATGCGTTCATTACTGCCGACATTGCGCGAATGGGAGACGATAGGACGGTTATCGTGTTGTGGAATGGATTACACGCGTCAAAGTTTATCGTGTTAAAACAAAAGCCAATTAATGAAGTGGTGGACACAATCAACCAACTCGCACAATCGAATAACGTGAGATTGTCTAACGTATTATGCGATGAAGATGGGATTGGTGGCGGTGCTGTTGACTTCCTCAAATGCAAGGGATTTTTGAATGGATCAAAAGCGGTGCGAGATAATTATATGAATCTCAAAGCGGATTGTTATTTTAAACTTGGTGAACTCATTACCACCAATGCAATCACATTTGAAACCACGCACAAAGATACCATTGTTAAGGAACTGGAGATGATTAGACGTGAGAAAATAGATAGTGATGGAAAGCTGCGCGTAACTAACAAAGAAACGCTTCAAAAGAAGTACGGCATTAGTCCCGATTTCGCTGATGCGATAATGATGCGGTGCTTCTATGAACTCAAAAAGAATTATGGCAAATATGCATTTGGTTAAATTATTTTAATATATTTGAAATGGAAAACAAAAAACAAAGTTCAATTGAGTGGTTATTTTTAGAATTATCATACACACCAAAAGACAAATTTCAATGGCATACAATCTTGAGAAAAGCAAAAGCAATGCATAAGGAGGAGATAATAGATTCGTATTGTCAAGGATGTTTAGATATGACTAATGATGATACTATATTTCCACGAGAAACAAGTGAACAATACTACAATGAAACATTTAGATAATGAAAACTGAAATTACAAAAGACGAATTAGAAAAAGTAAAGGTGTTAAACCTATTGATGTGGTTACAAGCGTCCATCTACGCAGGTGATGAATGCGAACCAATCAAATGGTTCTATAATCATCAAACAAAGATGCTACTCAAACGACTTAACGACTCAATCCAACGTGAACACGGCAAGACAATCACCGCGTTATGGAATACCGATGGTGCAATACTCCCCGATATAACTCGCCAAATTGATGACTTCACGTTTGAAATGGCAAGTTATGGCTACTGGATGTTACCGGAACTAACCGAGTACATCCGTAAACAAAAAGAAGTACAACCTAAATTAGAAATAAAATGAAAATTGAAGAATTAATTAAAAAGTACAACGTAAATTTTTATTACGAAACATTTGTAAATGGTAATGAAAAAGATAAAACACTTATTGAAATCCCTTGCAAAATTTTAGGTTACTATATTGAAGATTGGTATCATGAAGAAAAAGGTGAACAAATGTATTTATATTTTGAATTACAACCTTTAAATACAGAATGGCAACATGGTTTAGATGAAGATGATATTCATGATATTTGGCATTCATTAAAAACTTTAGATTGGGATGACATTGCAAATAATTTAATTTCAAAATAATGAATATCACACACGATTTTGATAACTGCCAAAGCGAGACATACAAAGAAGTAATTACTGATCTAATCTCACGCGAGAAAATGGGACGAATGAAGTACGGAGTAACGGTGGACAAAGCTAATTTGAGTGAACAGGAATGGTTACACCACGCTTACGAGGAAGCACTCGACTTCGCTATCTACTTAAAACGTATAATGAAGCTAAAAAGATAGCATTCAAACCAATTGAATAAAGAGTGGCTTTGCGCCACTTTTTTTTTCGTTTTAATTCCTCACTTAATCCCTTAGTTAATCCCTCATTTAATCCCTCTATATGGCTCAAATCACGCTCAATTTGTGCGATATATGACACATTAAGCTCATTTATCTTAGTTAACGTTTGATTTTCTTGACATAACTTTTGATTATCTGCGCTCAAAAAATACATCTTGTTAACCGCTAACAATACCAACCGCCTTTCTTTACTTAAAGAATCCAGCACGTTCACTCTGGAGTAATCGTTGAATTGCTTTTGTGTATGCGCTATCGATGGCAATAGAATCATAAAGGTAAATAGTATCAATTTGCTTTTCATAAATGTCTTTGATTTTAATTCGTTCTTTTTCTATCGTGTCAATTCGTGCCTTCAATACGACAACCGTATCTGATGAGGTGGTTACAATTTGTAACCGATTGGAACTGCATGAATTTTTCCCAATAATCCATGCAACAATCAACCCAATTGCAAATGCAATCCATTTAATAAATTGCTCCTTCATGTATTCGATAATTTTTAACGTGAAATGCTTTATTCAATCCG